GGTCTGGTGAACAAGAAAGAGGTCCAAACTTTTTGGTACAGCCTGAAGCACCAACTAGATTTGGTCTTTAATATTTTATAAGGAGAAAATTATATTATGCCTTTACCCAAAATTGATGCACCTATATTTGAGTTGATTATACCATCTACAGGTCAGGAAATAAAAGCTAGACCATTTTTAGTAAAAGAAGAAAAGTTACTACTAATGGCTGCTGAATCTAAAGATGTGAAAGATATCATTGAAACAACTAAACAGATTATCAATAACTGTATTCTGACTGAAGATGTTGATATTGATAGGTTACCATTCTTTGATGTTGACTTTTTGTTTATCGCACTACGAGCAAAGTCTGTTGGTGAAAATATTGACCTACAGTTCAAGTGTAATAACATAGTGAATGATGAGAAATGTGGTAATATATTTGACGCTAAAGTTGATGTAACAAAAGCTACGATAGACAAAGATGATAGCATTTCAAATGATATCAAAGTCTCTGATGGCAAGGGTGTACGAATGAAATACCCGAACTATACGACTATGAAAGTTATCATGAGTGATGATTCCAATATTGACAAAAAGATACGATTGATTGCCAATAGCATTGATTACATCTATGATAAAGACCAGATATACTCAGCAAAAGACCACACTAAAGAAGAACTAGTTGAGTTTGTTGAAGGTATGACAGAAATCAACTTCAAGAAACTTGAAAACTTTGTCAACAATCTACCAGGATTTATTGTAAATCTAGAAGCAACTTGTGATGCTTGTGGATTTGTACATAAGATTAGGTATAAGGATTTTGAAGATTTTTTTTTCTAATGTTTGGTTATGATAATTTGAAAAACTTTTATAGTACAAACTTTGCGCTTGTTCAACATCACAAGTATAGTTTGAGTGATATTGAAAATATGATGCCGTGGGAAAGACAAGTTTATTTGGATATGTTGAAAGAACATATTCGACAGCAAGAAGAACAAAGAAGAGACCAAGAGGTCGCACTTAGGAGAAGACGATAGATGGCTATCAATCCAGAAGACTTGACGATTAATTTTAGTTTTCGTAAAATGCTGGCCGTGCCAAAAGAGACTAGAGATGAACTTGCTAGTAGCAGCGTTCTTGACCAGTTCATGAATCAAATGACTCCTACGCAAATGGCTTTGCTTTTCCCTGACTATTTTACACAACCTCTTCCAGACGTTATGTTCAAGGGTTCTGGTACTAGCGGGTTCGTCAGTCAAAGACTTGGTCTTCAAGGCGCAGAGCAACCAACATATCAATCGCCTGAGAGAACTTCATCTGGTGGTCCAGGTGGGCCTAGAAAGCCTAGAACTGGAGGTGGTAGAACTGGAGGTGGAACTGGAGGTGGAACTGGAGGTGGAACTGGAGGTAGTAGTGGTACAACCACTTCTGAACCACCCACACTAGATGAACGACAAATGAAAATTTTGAGAGATAAGGGGCTTTTAGCTACTCCATCTATCAATCTTTCAGGTGAACTTCCTCAAGATAGAAAAGGGTTGATAAAAGCAGCAATGCAAGCTGCAAAGTCTGTTGGATTGAGTGATAAACAAGCTGCTGGGTTTATTGCTGAAATAAACAGAGAAAACAGCTTTAATCCTAATGTTTTGTTTGGCTCTCATTCTGAACCAGGAACTAAACACACAGGTAGAAAAAATGCTGGTATGTTGAGTTGGGCTGGACCTAGAAGAACAGCATTTGAAAAACATATGCGAGAAGCTGGTCTTATGGATGAAAATGGATCTATTCCTAGAACATATGAGGCTCTTGTTGAACAGTTTAAATTTTCTGTACAAAAAGAAATGCCACAATATAAATCTGGAAGAGAATTTCTCGCCAATCGAGATATCTCAAAAGAAGATTCTTATAATCTTCTTGGAAAAGGCTATGTTGTTTGGGATGTCTCAGGTAAAAACCATCCAGATCGAAGGTCTTATCAGAATGCATTGAATAGACGCGAACAGGGATATAATGAAGCGTTGCAAGCAATTGGTGAATTAGAAGATGTTCAGCCTAGCGCACAAGAAGGTCAACCTGAAACTGTTGAGTTAAATACAGCGAGAGCGGAAGCTATTAGACAAGCAGTGCCTAACGCTGATAATATCATTCCGAAGTTGGATGTCTCAAAGATAAACGGCATGTCAGAAGAACAATTTGGTGCTTTAGTTGGAGAATTGCAGAAAGAGAAAGCTATTCCTTCAGAACAAAAAGTTAATAATACTGTTGAAAGAGTATCTGGAGCCGTTTCTGCAATAGGAGACTCTAGAGACCAATGGGGTTTTGAACCTGGAAGAAATGCGAAAGGAGTTGACCCAAGGTTGGTTGAATCAATGAAACTTGCAGCAGAAAGATTTCCACTTAGAGTTAGATTTTTTTCTGGTACAGAAAGAGGTAAAGGTGAACATGGTGCTGGAATGGCAGGAGACGTGGCAATATATGATGAAGCGGGACACCCATTATCATCATATCAAGACCCAAGAACGATGAATGCATATGCTATGTATTGGCAAAGAGTTCATGAAGCTGCCACTGAACTACATGGTAAAGAGTATGCTGATAAGTTAGCTTGGTTAGGTGGTGATGTTAGAGCGAGTGGTGCGGCCATGCCGAGATTGGGTAAAGCATATAATCCTGGTGCATATGGTACTGGTGATAGTATGGATATTAGATATAACAGAAAGGGTATCAATTTTTCGGAAGCATTCAAAGTGAATGAAGGATGGAATGAAGATTATGCTTATTATACAGAAGAAGATTATTTTGGTATAGGAGCAAAAAAAGGTAAATTTGAAGAAGAGGATTACGCTAAACTTGCTGGATTTAGATTGACTGAAGAACAAAAAAAACAGATGGCGGATAGAGCCAAAGCAATGCGTTCTAATTCTGGATACTTTAATAGACTACAAGCTACTGGAGGTGGTATTGGTGAAAGACAATATCCCACACAAACAATAGCATCAAATCAACAAAATCAACCATATCAATCTATAGTTCAACCTAATACAATAAATCCCAATTTGCCTGGTGGCGAAGAAGCTATGGCTGCTAGGGAAGATTTGGCAGGAGTTGTTTTTCATCAAACACCACTAACACTTGAACAATTACAAGCGGGTGAAGATCCAAGAGCACCAACTTTTGGTTACAATACTGCTATTATATCAAATTATATTGATAAAGATGGCAATAAGATTTCAGAACAAGAATGGAACAAGCTACCAAAAAGCAAAAAACAACTGTATACAGAAAAAGCGGAAGTACATCAAATCAGACCAGAAGATGTTCGACCAAATCAGATTAGAAAAACTACTGATGCAGATACACCGAGAGTTGAACGCGGCAAAGAGTTGAACAATCCAAATGCTCTAGGGGTAGTTGCGATTGGCAGGAGTAGTCCAGAAAAAGCTAGAGCAGCCCAAGAATATCTTGCTGAACTTATTGCTACTGGAAAAATGAAACCTGAAGCACTTCAAAGTATATATGGTCATGGTGAAATACAACCGAATGAAGGCCGTGCTACTATGGATAAAGGTAAGAGACCAGAAGGTCATGTTATAGCAGCAGCAACGCGAGCAAATACCGATAAAATACTTCAAAGGGCAGAAGAAATAAAGGCGCAGTTAGAGCAGCAAAATCAAACGGCAGAACAACAGCCACCAAAACAACCTGAAGATGAAGTAAAGCCACTAGCACAAGGTGATGCTTCTGTTGAACTCACTGAACCTCATATGATTACACCAGTTGATGGAACTGGCCAGAAATATGTTGCTGGTGAAGCTGGTAAAGAGTCTCTTGCTGTAACACCAGAGGGTAAGACAACTGGTCTTAGAAATGCTGGAGATTATGTACCAAAGCCTGAGCAAAAAGATGAAATGAAAGAGAATCTTCAGCCTGAAGCACCTCAGCCTTTAGATGAGAATAGACAAATGGCAGCATCTATGCAGCCTGCGAAGAGTGAACCTGATCCAAAATATGTTTCACCTATGTCTTGGGATTCTATTCTACAAGTAAATGGAACACCTTCTTATAAACTTGCTATGTCATCTACAAGATTTGGTAATCTTGGATATAATAGAATGAGTAAAAATAATCCAAATATTTATCCAACTATGACTAGAACATAATAAAAAAGGGAGAGTGTTTTCTCTCCCTTTCTCGCTTGTGCTGCCCTCCGATTAGTCGTCAGCTAGAGCCTTGAACATCTCAAGGTCGTCATCATCGTCATCAGCAAATGATGCTGCTGGCTTTGGCTTTGCTACTGGAGCAGGAGCAGATGGCCGTGAAGCAGTCTCAGTACCCAGAACTTCATCAAGACGCTTCTTGAGTTCGTCATAGGACTTGAACTTAGATGGGTCAACAAACTCCTTGAGAGAGTGTTCAGACTTCCAGATTGACTCACGCTCATCATCAGAAGAACCAATTTCAGATGCAGAGTCAAATTCAGACTTGTCATAGTTACGGTAACCCTCAACCTGACGAATCTTTAGCTTGAAGTTAGCACCACCCCAGAGGTCAAAAGGATTCACTGGAGTTTCATCTTCAAACTCTGGATTCATAGCACCAGTAATCTTGTCAAAAATCTTCTTACCAAACTTGTAAAGAAAGACCTTGCCTTCGTTTTCTGGATTCTTTGGGTCAGAGACAACATAGATGTTAGCAATGTAAGTGAGACGGCGCTTCTGTGCGCGAGCCTGCTTGCGCTCTGGAGAGTTATCATCTGTTGTGCTGTTCCAGAGTTGAGAGTTGTACTCAGACACTGGATCTTTCTGCCCAATAGTGGTTAGAGAGTCTTCAATATACCACTTGCCACCTGGACCCTGGAAGCCGTGATTGAATACACGCACCCAAGGAAGAGCATCATCGCCATCAACTGCTGGAGCAGGTAGAAAACGAATAACAGCATAGCCGTTACCAGCCTTGTCTACTTCAGGCTTCCAGAAACGAGTATCTTCCTGACGCTCATTTGTTGCGGGCTTGTTAATCTTCTCAATTTCTTGAGTTAGGCGGGAAATGTCCATTGAGGACTTCTTTAGAGATGCAAAATTTGTCATTTGTATTTCCTTTGTATAATCGTTGTATGTTTGTCTTATCCACATTATTCATCATATAATATGAACTAACCGTTGACTACCTGCTTGATATATCTGCGATTAGTTTCATTCTTGTTTGGGTTAGGTACAGTTAGTACTACACGCTTACCCTTCTTGATGGCCTCTAGCTGGTTCAGCATACGCTGCCCAGAAGCCATGTATTCTCGCCGCACTGCTTTTGTCACAGACTTAGCAACATTTGGGCGTT